TGGTGTGGTACACTTTTTAATTAGAAAGTGGTACACTTTTAAATTAGTATATACAAAATTACGACAAACTTACGCCGAAAGAGGCATTACAGCAGTGGAAGGCGCATTGCGAGACAGTGCAGGAAGCCACCACCGTGGATGCACACGAGACGGACGCGCAGAAGAAACAGCGCATTAAACGCCTGCTTTCAGATTATGGCGCGTTTGTCGACTATTATTTCCCGCACTACACCACCAACCCGCAGACGGGCAGACAAACGCCCTGTGCCCCGTTCCACCTCAAAGCGGCAAAGCAAATCATTTCAGACCGAAATGCAAAGGCGGTTTTCAAATGGCATAGAGGCGCGGCAAAATCCACGCATTTGGACATTTTCATCCCTATGTGGCTAAAGGCGCAGATTTACGGCGGTGCAGAGCTTCGCCAGTTTTGGGTCATGGTCTTGGTGGGAAAGTCTCAGGACAACGCAAACACGCTGCTGGCCGACTTGCAGGCGGAATTACAATACAACAAGCGGTATGCCGCCGACTTCGGCGAACAGTACAACAACGGCACATGGGAGGAGGGTTCTTTTGTCACAAAAGACGGTACAGCCTTTTTCGCCCGTGGTCGTGGACAGTCGCCCCGTGGTCTTCGTTATCGCTCCCACCGTCCTGACTACATTGTCATTGACGACTTGGACGATGACGAGCTTTGCGAAAACCCTGCCCGTGTGTCACGCCTCACCGATTGGGTGAAGGAGGCTCTTTTCGGTGCTCTGGATGGTGGCCGTGGCCGCTTCATCATGGTGGGCAACCTCATAGCAAAGAACTCCGTACTGGCTAACATTTGTGCCATTAAGTCCGTTAAGGTCTCGCAGGTCGATATTCTGGACAGGGAGGGGCGTGTGTCATGGGCGGCGAAGTGGACACGCGAAGAGGTGCAGGCCATTGAGGATTTCGAGGGCTACCGCTCCTTTCAGAAAGAGTACATGAACAACCCGATTGTCGAGGGTGCCGTCTTCCGTCAGGACTGGATAAAGTGGGCAAAGCGGCCAGCGTGGCGCGATTTCACGGAAATTGTGCTGTATATCGACCCCTCGTGGAAGTCAAGCACAAAAAACGACTACAAAGCCGCAAAGCTGTGGGCTAAGGACAAAGCGACACACCTCTGGCACTTGCGGGCTTTCGTTCGTCAGGCCACCATTGCCGAAATGGTACGCTGGTGCTATGACCTCTACGAGTGGGCGCAGCAGACAGGCATTGCCGTAAAGTTCTATATGGAGGCAAACTTCATGCAGGACAAACAGCTCGAAGACTTCGTCACAGAAGGAATGTTACGAGGCTACCAGCTGCCCATTATTCCAGACAAGCGAAAGAAGCCCGACAAGTTCCAGCGTATCGAGAGCGTCGCCCCTCTGTGGGAACGTGGCTTTGTCTTTTACGACGAGAGCCAAAAGGACGACCCCGACATGGTGCGTGCCGTTGATTTCACGCTGGCCTTTCAGAAAGGTATGCGCGGCCACGATGATGCGCCCGACGCAGACGAGGGGGCTATCTATCTGCTGCAAAAACATTCGAGCATTTCAAGTTTCACGCCGTCTTTCGGCAAACGTCGGTCGGCTAAAAATATAACATGGTAATGAATAAAGTAAAGCATTTTATCCGCGCCGTGGTCTTTGACCTCCGCGCACGTCGAGCCATTCGTAAGGCTCAGCGCAGTGCAAACCTGCACCGCCGCAAATTCTTGGTGCTTGTGTGGAACGGACGTCCGCGTGTCGTTTCCATGCAGGGTGTTAAAAAGCTGATACGCCAGCACCGTTTTTCAAAGGGTTTCACCGCAGAGACGGCACGAAAGGTTGCCATGTTCGAGGCTGTGCCGCAGCCATTGGACAAGTGCCGCCGCTGTTCTTTTTCTTTCCGTAAGCGCAATGTTTCTAAACGATGATGATTACAAGGCGGTGTGCGATGATTTCGAGTTTGAGACGTTGCAGGCCAACACCGACCTCAGACTGACCGCCGAGCGTGCGGCACAGGAACAGATAAGCAGCTACACGCGCCACCGTTACGATATGGCGCGGGCGTTCCGTCAGACTGGCGCAGACCGCAACCCGCAGCTGGTGCAGTGCTGTGTCAATATAGCCCTGTGGCTAATGGTTCACCGCCTGCCGCAGAATATGGGCATAGAGCGGCGCGAAAGCCTGTATAACGAGAGTATAAAGTGGCTGCGTGACGTGCAAGCGTCGAAAGCCTCGCCCGACTTCCCCACCTATATGGGCATTGACGGCGACACAGACGCTAACAACCCTGTAAAATGGGGAAGCCAGAAGAAGACGCGTCCTACTTGGTAAACAGATTAAACGCCGTTTAATGGGCTTTCAAAGGCTCATTAAACGGCGTTGAACACTTTATTTAACAGCATTAAAGCAATGGATTTTTTAAGCAGAATTAAAACGGCCTATGCCGCCGTAACGGGCGAGCAGATATATTCACGCTACGACATGCAGCGGCTCGCAAAGTTCACACGCTCAAAGCAGGGCTTGCGCCTTACTGCACAGCTCTTGCAACAGACCGACACGCTCACGAAAAAGGACGTGGGCATGTGGAGGCAGGCATGGCAGATGGCCATAAATGTAGATAACCCGCAGCGTGCCCTGCTCTACGACATTTACACGGACAACCTCATTGACCTGCACCTACAGGGCTGTATCTCGCAGCGTGTGGGAATGGTCAAGCGCAACAAGTACCGACTTGTGGGAAAAGACGGCAAAGAAGACGAAAAGGCCACCGACCTGCTCCGCAAGGAATGGTTCGACGACTATTGTACGCACGTCCTCTTTTCACGCTATTGGGGACACTCGCTTATACAGTTCGGCGATGTGGTCAAGACTTCCGACGGCATGAAGTTCGACGGTGTGGAACTTGTGCCGCGCAAACACGTATGCCCTGAGCATGGCGTGCTGCTCAAAACAGTAGGCGAAGACTGGCACTGTGGCATTCCATACCGAGAGGGCGAGTTTTCACAGTGGTGTCTGGAAGCTGGCGGCAAAACCGACCTTGGTCTTCTCCTTTCATGCTCGCCCCAGTGTATCAGCAAACGCAATATGCTTGGCTTTTGGGACATGTTCGGCGAAATATTCGGTGCGCCCATGCGTATAGCCAAAGCCACTACGACCGACGACAAAGAACGTGCGAAAATCGAGAACGCGCTGGAAAACATGGGGTCTGCCTTTTGGGGACTGTTCCCAGACGGCACGGATATAGAGATAAAGGAAACAAGCCGCGGCGATGCCTACAACGTCTTCGACCGACGCATTGACCGCTGTAACTCCGAAATGTCAAAGGGTATCCTCAACCAGACCATGACCATAGACAGTGGCAGTAGCCTTTCTCAGTCTGAAACTCACCTCGAAGTCTTCGAGAATGTGGTGGAAGACGACAAGACCATGCTGGCATACAACATTAACGACAAGCTGATGCCGTTCATGCTCATGCACGGTTTCCCCGTGGGCGGCTTACGCTTTGAGTGGGACGATGCAGCCAGTTTCTCGCCTGCCGAGCAAAGGGAAATAGAACGCCTCCTGCTGGAATACTACGAGATAGACCCGCAGTATTTCATCGACAAATACAATGTGGGTATCACGGGCGTGCGTCAGGCAAAGACGCAGCCAGACAGTTTTTTCAGATAAGCCCCGCGCAGGCCGCAGACCTGCGCAGCTCTTACGGGGCGTTTCACTCTGCACTGCTCCAGCTCTACGAGGACGATGCCCTCACGCTGGCACACGGCGAGGGCGGCGAGGCTCCCGTGTTCGATGCGGCTCTTTTCGACGATGCCGCACAAATGGTATATGACGCTGGCGGCTTTGATGTCTCGCAGCTCACCGACCCACGCGCCCGAAAGGTCATTGACGAGACGACGCGGATAATTAACCGTGCCGTCGATGCTGCCGTGCCGCATGAAGTCCCCGAAACGCTGCGCTATGCGCTTGAAAACAACGGTTTCATCTTCTCTGGCTTGAAAACTTTCCACGCGCTCCGCGAGGTTGGGCTTTCCATGCTCGACGACCAGGGGAACGTGAAGCCTTTCGACGACTTCCGTAAAGACGTGCAGCAGATTAACAAGAACTATAATGTGAACTGGCTTAATGCTGAGTATAAGCACGCCCTTGGCTCTTCACTCATGGCAGTTAAGTGGAACGACCTGAAACAGGACACCGACCGCTATTTCCTCCAGTACCGCACGGCGCAGGACTCCCGTGTACGTCCAGACCATGCGGCTCTCGACGGCATTACGCTCCCTGCCGACGACCCGTTCTGGTCTAAATATTACCCGCCTAACGGTTGGGGCTGCCGTTGTCAGGCGGTGCAGGTGCGCCGCTCCAAATACCAGCCTTCCGACCCGAAAGAGGCCATGAAGTTAGGCGACGAGGCCACCGAAACGCTCAAACAACAGATGTTCCGCTACAACGCTGGCACAGAAATGGCACTCTTTCCACCCAAGCACCCTTATTATAAGGCACCAGCAAAGGCAAAGAAAGTCATTAAGCAAATGAGCGAGGAAGAGCAAAAGGCCAAACGTGTGGCGGAACTTCGCGCACAGCTGCCTGATAATTTGACGGATGCAGAAAAGGACGCAAAGGCACGCAATAACTATGAAATGGCAGAAATGTTGGGTGTAAAGGTTGGCAAACCTATGAAAGTAGAAGAAGCCGACAAACAAAGTGCAACCCCCAAACACGTTTTGAAGTTCTTGCCAGACCCAAAGGGCAGTTATTGGGACAAAGCGACAGGCGAAAGGTTCAGGCTTAATCCTGACTACAAGGAAACGCGCGACAAGCCGTTTTCCATTAACTGCCAGACTTGCGCCCCTGCCTATGCGTTGCGCTTGATGGGCTTTGATGTAAAGGCTAAAGGAAAGACCGCAGGTTCGCTTTCCGACTACCTCTCAAAGCAACATTCATTTGAGGCGTGGAAAAATCCAGACGGCACAGAATGTACGCCAACCCTCACATACGACTGGATGGTCAGCAAAAAATATAAGACGATGACAGAAAAGCGTTACAGGGAATATTTCAACGAGTGTTGCAAAGAAGAGGGTGTTTATATCCTCACAATAGGTTGGAGAGGTGGCGGCGGTCATGCTACCATTTTGCAGCGTATGAAAGACGGAACGCTGGCATACATTGAGCCGCAGGAATATGACGAGAAAAAAGGCGCAGCGCGAAGCATTGACGAACTTTGCAAAAGCGGTGCAACAAGACCGATAACGACAAGAGGTATTTTGCGTGTTGATAACAAGATTTTCAACACAAAATTTATTTCAATCTTTGATAAATGAGCTTATAATATTTAAGGCCATGAAGTCGTTAAAGGTCATAACAACCCCGTCAGCGTATTGGTAAACAAACGGAAAGCCCGTGTCGGCATCTTCGGGAAAATCAAATTTATAATATTCCGCGCCGTTTTCTGTACCCAAATAGCTGATGTGTTCGCCGTATATCTTACTAAGATAAGCGGCCTCCTGTTTAACTGCTTGTGGTATTATATGCTTCATGCCACAAAGATACGTTCTTTTACTCATAGTTCAATAAGTTATTAACAATAATTTCAACAATATGTCAAATATCCCAGACGGAAAACAGCTTGAAGCCAACATTCTAAAGGATATGCGTGTGGAACTTGCCGACGAGTTCGACAAGAACTTCCAGCGCAAAGCCTTTTTTACCGACGCATGGAAGCCGCGCAAAGACCCGAAAGCTCTTGGCTCTCTCCTTGTGGTCACAGGTGCGATGCGGCGAAGCATCAAAAGCGAGGTCGTCGGCCATGGCGTGCGCTTTTCTTCTTCGCTGCCCTACACAACGATCCATAACGAGGGCGGCAAAGGCACGCTCACTGTCAGGACGCATTACCGCACAAGCAAAAACGGGAAACGCTATAAGGTTCGCGCCCATAAACGCCGCTTCAACATGCCGCAGCGTCAGTTCATAGGCGACGGCAAAGAAACGCAGCAGCTCATTAAAAACGTGATAGACGACAACCTTCAGCAGTTCAGCATGTCACTTGCACAATTCATAAGAAAAAGAAAATGAGAAAACAGATTTTTAAGGCTATCGCCCAGCGTATCGCCGAGCGTTGCCCCGACATTAAGTTCATAGACCTGTGGAACGAACACGTTGTCGAAGTCGCCACCTCCGTGCCGTGGCCGCTCCCTGCCGTCTTCATTGAGTTCGAGCCATACGAGGTGCGCCAGCTCTCGCGATGGCAGAGAGAGGCCGACATTCCCGTGCGCCTCCATATTGTCACACGCTGGCAGGCTTACACCGCTGGCGCAGCCGACAAGCGCATTGACACAGCCCTTCAGTACTTCGACCTTATCGACCGCGTGAACGCTGCCATGCAGGGACTGAGCGGCACTGGCTTCACGGCCTTTCAGCTCACCGCCAGCGCGACAAACCACAACCACGGCGAACTGATGGAGAACATAGAGCGATGGCAAACCCGCGCCGTGGATGCCACAGCAGAGCGTCCGCAGCAAAGTGTCATGCTTTCAACCATGGAGATTATAGACCGCGTATAGACACATAAAAGGCTGCACCCCATTTCTGGCGGTGCAGCCTTTTGTGTCATTTGCCGTACACTGGCATATCGTCCCAAAATTCAAAGAGCGACTGCTCCAGTGCAGTGGGTGGCGGGGGCGGCGGTGTCGGTATGTCCAGATAACTGAGGAACGTGCGGTAACTCATAGGGTACAACGGGCACACATATCGCTGCCACACCGCCTTGTAACATTTGCTGTTGTTGCCTGCTTCATAGTAGCGGTCAACTATCGCACGCACTTTTCTGATGCGCTCAAGTGTTGATTTGTGGTGTTTTCTTTGCATTGCCCGAAACAATTTGTTACCTTTGCCGACGCTTTATTAACAAATTCGGGGCGTGTTGCTTTTGTCTTCTTTCGGGAATGCATAGGTAGCACGCTTATTTTTTTACTTCTGCCTCTTCCTCTCCGTCGGTGTCCGCGTCTGTCACGCTCAGCGGTATAATGTGCCACTGTCCCTTCTTGTCTTTGTATTCGGCACGGATGAACTGGCGTGTCATGGTGGGCTGGTATGCCTCCTCGATGATTTTAACACCCTCCATGAACTTGTCGTCGTTGCTCTCCTCTGCCATTTTCCGAAGTTGCAGCACGCGGCTGGCTTTAAGGTTGCCCATACCGTCACGGCTCAGCAGGCGCATGATGGCGGACACAAGGCTCTTTGTCTTCTCGTCTGTGGCGAGGCTTTCGATATACTGCTTCACCATGGCGATGCCGTCCTCCACCGTGTCGCGGTAGCCGTCTATGCAGTTGTAGCCCAATGTCAGGCGCATGTTGCCGTCCGAATGGGTGAAGGTGTGTGTGCGCTGTGTGTCCTTGGTTATGCCCAGCACGTTGCTCTTGATGTCGAGCACCTGCGCAAAGTTCTGGTACACCTTGGATTTTACCACCTTGATGTCGTCGCTCAGACGGCGCAGCTCTGGTATGGCTGCCGCCACCTCCTCGTCCACCATTTTGGCATAAGTCTCGCGGTCAGCCTTGCGCTGTGCGGCCTCTGCCTCTTTCTTCTGCTTGGCCTGAAAAGCGGCAAACGCTTCGGCCTGTTCTGCGGTCATTTCGACCTGTACTTTCTTTTCGTTTTCCATTGTTTTAATACTGTTTAATGGGTTATTAAATGCTGTTTATTCGTCACTTTCATGCCAGTTGGCAACCTCTGCCTGATAGTCCGCCCATTCCGCCAGTTGCCGCATAAACTCCTCGTATTCCGTACCGCTCATTTCCACGGTCAGCTCACGGATGGCGTGTTGGGCTTTCTCCAGTTCCTTGCTCATAGCTGCTTCACTTTCTTCATTTTCTCTGCCGCGTTTCCGAATAAGCCGAACAGCGCATAACCTGCCGCCTTACACACCATGCCCGTAGCCATGAAGAAAATGCCGATAATGGCAAACGGCGCACATACCACCGCGTTGCCCAAACCCTTAAAGTAATCTTTCATTCTGTTCTCGTTTTTAGATGTTATACAATGCCATGATTAACCCCACTTGAAGCAGCTGCCCCACGATGCCGCCCAACAACGTGGCGGCGATGTCCAGCCAGTCAAACTGCCCGCCGTACATTTTGTCCTTGAACTCCATGCCGACTGCCAAACCCAGCACAAACAGCTCCGTTCCTACGAAGCCGCACGGTATCGCATAAGCGAAGTGCTTCATTCTGTTACTTTCCTTTAACCACATAAACCTTGTTTTTTTAAGTTCGTTATATATGTTTCCTTATGCCTCGCCCTGTGGCGAAAAACCGAACACGCTGCCCATATCCACCACAGCCGTGTCCTGTTCTGCCGCGATGATGTCCACCGCCTCGCTGTCTTTCACCTTGTTGTTAAACAGCCCTATGAGGTTGCGCAGCCTTTCGCGCGGTATCTTGTTGAAATCTGTGTGGCCTGTCGCTCTGCACGCTATCGCCTTTATCACCGTGGCGTTGCTCTTGCGTCCTGTCTTTCTCAGGTAGCTGCCCACGGCGGCCATAACACGCTTGCGCAGTTTGTCCATGTCGCCCGTGCCCTGCTTCTCGTTGGCCTGTGCCGAGAGCTTCGCGCAGATGTTCACAAGGTCGTGTGTGTCTATGTCCCTGCTGCTTTCCACACCGTAGCTCTCTGCAATGGCGGACTTTTCCTCTGCGCTCAGTCCGAGCACAGTGCAGAGGGTGTGGTACTTTTTGAGCAGCCCTCTGTGTATTTCGTCCATTGTCTTGTTCTCTTTTGCCATAGCTTTATTTATTTGTTATATTTGCCCAGTATTCTGCCGCGCCTTGCTCCCAGATGATGAAGTCCGCGCCGCCCTCCTTTTTCTCTGCCACCTCATAGCGGGTGGTGGTAAACGCCTTGTAGCCCTCCACTCTTATTTTTATGTCTGCATCATAGCGCAGGTTCTGTGCGAGGCTGCCTTTCGGTTCGCCCTTGCGCTCGTGGGCTATGAAGATGAACAGCTTGTCGGGGAACTGCTGGCGTAACTTCATGTAGTCGCTCATTTTGAACCCCAGCCAGTAATGCACGCTGTCTATTACGATGATGTCGGGGCTTTGCTTCTTCCTCAGCCTCGCCGTCAGGTCTTTCAGGCTCTCTTTGTCCAGCAGGATGATACGTGTGCCCACTTCTTCCATGCCCACGCGCTCCCATGCCTTTTGCAGAGAGAGTGAAAGACCCTGCTCCAGCGAGTTGTATGCCACACGGCGAAAGCGCGTCAGGTATTTGCAAAGCTGCATCACAAACGTGGTCTTTCCGCAACCGCTGCCGCCGTATATCAGCCATTCGCCGCGAAGCTCTGGCCGTCCGAAGCTGGCGAGAAACGCACCGTCGAAGTCGGCCACGTCGAATTTTGCCTGCAAAACATTCTTGTTACTTATCGCCCTTGCCATGTCGTTATAACGGTTTTATGTCCACTTTGGCAGTGCCGCCAGCCTGCTGGATGCACCAGCTCGCGAATATCATGCCTTTTGCGTCTTCCTTGCCAAGTTCCATTATCAGCAATGTAAGCCCTTTTGTCTTCGCTCGCCTCACGGTCATGGCTACGGGCGCGTCCCTGTACAGCCATTCGTCCATGATGCGGGGCACTATCTTTGAGGGCAGTCCTATGGTCACGCGCTGCGGTTTGTTCCAGTCTATCTCCTCGCCGTTCATACCCTGCCCCCTTTCTTGATTGTCCAGCACGCACGTTTCACGCGGCGCAGGTCGTTGTCCGAGTCCTTGATGATTGTGCCGATGTCTGCCGCACTGGTCACGCCGTTGGCTCTGCACACAGCCGCGATGTCCTCGTCGTTCACCACTTGCAGCTTCACGAACTTTCTGCCTATGCGGCTGTAAATCTCTTGGTAGCCTCTGCGGTTGAACCTTACGCCGCGTGTTATGCGCTTTTCCAGAAAGTTGGTGGCGCAAAGCACCAGACCGCACTGTCCTTCCAGCTGGTTGTACAGCGATATGAAAAAATAGAGCACTTGGTCGCTCAGCTTGTCGGCCTCGTCCAGCACCACAAGCGGCTTTTCCACCGTTTGCAGTTCTTCCACGATGGCATCCATTTGCTCGCTCACCGTTCCTGCCATGTCCTTGCCCAACGCACGCAGCAGCTTGGCGATAAACGTGCGCCTGTTCCAGTACTCTGAGCAGCAGAGGTGATAAGTGGCGGGATGCTGTGCCGTGTACTGCTTTATGGCCTCTGTCTTGCCGCAGCCTGCCTCACCTGTCACGGCCATGGCGAGGCTCTCGTTCTTCGCGCTCTCCAGAATGAAGCCCATACGCTCAAAGCCTCTGGTCGCCACCGTTACCCATGCCGTGCCGTCGTGGCCTGTCTGTGCCGCGATGCTGCGCCACATGTCGTCGCTTATTGTGTCCCAGTCATTGTTCAGCACCTTGCTCAGCGTGGTAGAGCTGATGCCCATGCTCTTTGCGGCTTTGTTCTGGCTGCCTTTCTGTGCGCAGAAACTTTTAAGGCGTTCTGCTATCTGTACCTTTTCGTCTTTTGTCATGTTGTATGCTTTTTATTCGTTATTTACTTGATGTTTAGAAAATGGAGTAGTCGTTCACTTCCTCCTGCTTCGGTGTGGGGGCAGGTGTGGGTGCCGTCACTTCCACCGCTATGGCTTTGCCACTTTCCAACTCCAGACGTTTAGCCTCTCGTTGGTTCTTGTGCTGCCCTCTGCTGTCACATAGACACCAGCGGTTCAACTCGTTTGCCACTCGTGGGTCTTTGCGTCCCAGCTCTTCGCATATTTCCCATGTTCGGGCTAACTCTCCCGTCACGTGTTCTTCCAGTCGGTCGTTGAAGTCATGCACCTTTTGCAGTTCCAGCGCGTCGCCTGCCGTGCGGTCGGCCAAAGCCATAGGCTGCACATACTTTTCTGTAAGCATATAGCGCAGCGTTCCGTCCTCATTCACCGCCAGCACCTCGCCCAAGTCGTTGGGGTCATACAGCACACGCCACTTTTCGCCAGCGTGCTGCCTGAATGTCAGGTCGAACGTGTCATACTCTCGCTTCAGTCCCAGCAGCGTAGGGCGCAACCCGCCGCCACAAATGGCGTTTGTCTGTCCCGTCGTGTCGCCGAAGTAAAGCAGGTAGTTTTCTTTCGTCAGCGGTAGCCGTCTTTCTGTGGGCAGTTTGCTCAGCAGCTGCATCATCTGCGCATGTTTCTTCTGTCGCTCTGCCGCAATCATGGCGTGGATTTGTGCCCTCACGCCCTGCTCGTCGGGGAACGTGTGGCGCAGCATGTTCAGGGCTTCACTGTTCGGCTGCCGCTTGGGGTCTGTCGTTACGCCGTAGCCGCTCCAGTTGTTGCACCGCTTGCAGTACGTCTTGTTCAGATACCCGAAATAAGGTTCCACCACTTTGGCCTTCGCGTTCTTCACCCTCGCAGGGGTCAGCTTGTCGCTCATGGCCAAATACAGCGGTGTCATGGCCTTTATGCCGTAGTGGTCGCATTGCAGCTGGTTTGCCCTCAGCATCTGCCCTGCCAGCTCCGCGCTGTGCTGTGCGGCGTTGCGCAGTGCCTCAGTTATCAGCGCAGGGGTCTCGTGCGTGCCTATGGCGTAGCCTATGGGGTAGTCGCAGCAGGGGTCGAGCACCACTTCCAGACACAGACGGTTTGAGTACGTCGTCACGTGGTGGCCTTGCGCGTCCTCCTTTACGGTCTGGTAGAGCAGCTCGCAGTCCCAGCCGTCCAGCGTCCACATAAGGAACGCCGCGCTTGGTCTCCTGCGCTTCACCTGCATACTCCTTTCATTTCTGAAATTCGTTGCACCGCGTCTGCCCGCTGCCGTCACGAGGTCGAGCTTGTCTTTCCACACGCCCACCGTGCTGGCGGTTATCGCTGCCCAGCCCTGCATTTCTGCCACCTTGTTGTAATATTCGGCTATCATCACATTGTCAAGGTTGTTGTGGTGGGCTATCATCTGTGTAAGCACAGCCTCCTGCTCCACGTCGGCCACCTTGGCGGCGTTCGAGTTCTGGAACTTCTTGCTGATGAAAACCACAGCACCCTGCTTCTGGTATTCGTTGAACTTCATGTGCAGCCGCCTCGCGTTCTGTGGCAGGCTGTTTGGCCATGTGTCCGATATGCGCGGAAGTGCCGCAGCGGCTTTCTTCCAAAACTCACCCAACTTTATCTTGGCTTTGCTCTGGCGTATGCGGTGGCTGTTCGCCCGCTCTATACACTCTCTGAAAGCGTTCATGATGGCGCAGTTGTTGGCATATTCCGTCTGCTTCTCGTTGCTCAGGTGCCTGCCGTCTGCCAACACATAGTCGGCGTAAAACTGCATGGCCTCGCCGTCGGGCTGCACACTCTCCACAAAGGGCTTGCTTTCGGCCTTTTCCTGCAAGTCGGGGTAGCGTCTGTAAACTTCCGTTTTGTATTTTAATGGCAGACTATCCACGGCAAACAGCGCAGGAGTACCATTGCAGCCACGACGAACGCGCTCTACCTTACCGCGTTGCGCAAGCTTCAACAAACTGTCATTTGTCATAATGCCAGCCGTCAGCTCTGTGTGGCTTATACATAGCGTGTTACCGTAATACTCCATATTAAAGCCCTCCTGCAAATGTCTGTTCCACGTACAGCTGCTCAATGGTGCAGTGCTTCACCTCGCGGCGCACCGTGCCGTCCTTGTCAAACACCTGCACTGTGCCCGTGTGCTTGTCGGCCTCCAGCATTGCGCCGTTCTCAAAATACTGGCGCATATATCCGTCCTTGTCGTGGATGGTCTCCATGGCAGGGGTCAGCAAAAGCAGCACGCCGCCCTTCTGCATGGCAAACTTGCGTATGCGCAGGCTCAGAGGCGTGTCCAGAGCAAAGCTCAATGCACGCCAGATAGCCATGTCCGAACACTTGAAAGCCGCCTTTATCTCCTTGCGTGCTTCCTTTGTTATCTCAATCTGTTTTCTTGTCGCTTCCATTGTTATGGTGTTTTAGTGGTTATTTTAAGTCTTCTAATAGGTAGTCACGTTCTGCCTCGCTCAGCTTGAAGCTGTTTTCCAAGTCGATGCGCACGGCTGTCTTCATGCCCACCAGCGCGATGGCTGCCTCTTTCATGTCCTCGTCGTTGTTCTCGTTGGCACCATTCAGCAGCACAAAAGCAGCATCCTCCGCCTTTTCTTCCGCCTCGTCCATTTGCTTCTTCCAGTGGTCACGCCATTTCGTCAGCCCCTGCACGCTCTTCACAAGCTCGCCCACGATGTAGCCAAACTTCTGCTCGTTCCACGCTGCGCAAAACTCCTCTTTGTCCATGTTGTCAATGGCCATGTACACCTTCTCGATTTCGGCATATTCCTCTGCCGTCACTTTCTTGCCCGTCAGGGCTTCAAATTCCTTTTGTAACATTGCTTTATTAACTTTTAATGGTGATTATTCGTGATTTTCGGCCTTTTTCACTATCTTTGGCCGCTGTGTTATTACTAACACGGTGCAAAGATAATACGCAAATGCGGAAATACAAAACATTTTCGCATTTATTTTACGCATTTGAGGAAATAATTTGAGATATGAGCATTAACGAACGATTTAGCCAGATAATAACCGCCTTATTCAATGGTAATAAGAGTGCATTTGCTTCTGCAATAGGTGTAACGCCGTCTGTAGTTGATAATATAGTAGGTAAAAGACAGGGAAAACCGTCTTTTGATGTAGTCGAGAAAGTTTCCGCACTTGCGGAAATAAATATAAATTGGCTTATTACTGGTAAAGGTGATATGCTAAAAGGTTCAGGCGTGGTGGCAGAACCAAGCAAAGACGGCACGGGCATACCACTCATACCAGTAGAGGCAATGGCTGGCTATTTTGCAGGCGAACAAACCGTGCTTTTGCAGGAATGTGACCGCTACGTCGTGCCTGCGTTCAGAAATGCCGACTTTCTTATCCACGTGCGGGGCGACTCCATGATACCCCACTATTATTCTGGCGATATGGTGGCGTGCAAAATGCTTTCGCTTACAGATATTTTCTTTCAGTGGGGCAAGGTCTATGTCATCAACACCGACCAAGGCGCACTTATTAAAAAGGTAGAGCAGGGAACCACCAACGAGAGCATCACGCTGGTGTCAGAGAACGAGAAATACAAACCTTTTGAAATATCACGCCGTGGCATCTATCAGATAGCCATTGTAATAGGTGTTATCCGAGCAGAATAAAAAAACGAGGCTTATTTCATCATTAAACACCCGTTAAACACTCGCAAACCCCGATAAATAAAGGGGTTGCGCCATTTCTCACCCCACGCGTTAAATGGTAATTAAAGGGGTGTTTTCTCCGCAAAAAGCCGCTTTTTGAAGCTATAAAAGGATAGTTAGGGGTGTTATTCGCAAACAGAATGTCCTCCCAACTGTCCACCCAATAGTCCTCCCAACACCAAAAAACAAACGAAAAGTGCAGGGAAAAGCTGCCGCCACCCTGCACCAAATCACCGCCTTTCTGGCTGCCGTTTAACCACCGATTAAACACTGTTCAAACGTCCATTAAACGCCATTCTGCGCCACCGTAGAGCTGCACCCAGTCAAACACCCACCACACGCCCCATGGGCGGCGAGGTACAGCCCAAAACACCCGTCCTGCACCTCTCTGTCGCTCCCCATACGCCCCAATTCCCCATTTTAAGCCCCTCTCGCGCCTTTTCTTTCCTCTGCTCTCCATTCTACCGCCCCACACGTCAGGAAAGCCCACAAACGAAAAAGCGACGAAAAGCAGCCACCTCGCCACCTTTCGTCGCTCTCAGTTCAACCAAATTCAACCCCACGTCGTTCAATCTTCGCCTCGAATTAAACGCTCCAGTGAACAGAATTAAACCAAAATTCAACCCACTTCAACCTTTTGCACATTTCGTTTTATCCCCCATCTTCTCCCAATCCACACGTAACTCCCTAATTTACAGACATTCCACAGCTTTCAGGCTCACACCCACATTGTACATTTCGTTTTCATGCCCGTATACAATTGATGGTTGTTCCAAAATTTTAAATATGTATGAAAGAATTATAATGTTTGAGGATGATGATGTACCAACCCCATATTTTCTTGCTTTTGCAAACGAATGTTTGGAGAAGTTTAAAGATGATGAAAATATTTGGTGTGTTAGTGGTTATGTTGATGCGGACATATTACCTCCAGATAATGATGCTGATGTCTTTTTGGTTAATAGACCGTCAAGCTGGGGATTTGCAACATGGAAAAGATGTTGGGATAAAGTTATATGGGATATTCCGACATTGAAAGGTATATTTGCGCATAAAGGCGTGTTTGCTAGTTATGATGAATGGTGTGGACAAGACTCTTCCGTAATAATGAGAGGTCTCTTTGATAAAAGAAACAATTCATGGTCAACTCGTTATAATTTTGCAGCTTATTTAAACAAGTCTTTAACAATATTGCCTAATAAATCTCTTATAGACAATA